GGCATTGATTGGAAACCCTTAGAAACCATGATATCTATATCAGAACATAGTGTATATTGAATATTTTTACTATCTAGTTTAAGTTTTAATATTTTGCATTTAGGGCAATCATTTGAGTATAAAATAATCATCTAATTCCTCCAATATTTTATATTTTATTAATAAATCCGATCAAAAGATTGTTCTATGCTAAAATATAATTTATATCACCACATTTTTCACACAACACTTTTCTTTTTGGTGGATTTGATGTATATATCATCCATGTATCTACTAATAATTCTTCACCGCATAATGAGCAAATAATATTGCATTTTTGCCATTGCTTATTTTCTATTTGAATAGTCTTCATTTTTTCTTGATTATATTCATCAATGGTTTTCAATATGTATCACCTCCCTTCAATTACTTCCAATGATTATTCTTCTTTAGAATATCAACAACCTCATCAGCATAATCAACATCAACATTAATAATAAGATATTTATTTCCTGTATTCTTATTGAATTTATATCTACTGATTCTAATATTTTTAAGTATTCTAGCTAAATCTATCCTATCTTGTTCTGAAGCGTGTTTAGTCATATCCTCTTGTTTAATGACAATGTATTTATTGAAATCTGCACCACTTAAATTAACACTCAAATGTTTTTATTCACATCCTTCTTCTTTATCTTCGATTAATTCTACCTGAACCATCTTACTCCTATCTCCATAAAACCATTGCCAATTGTCCGTTACTAAAAACTTATAAGAAGTTATAAAATACATACATAATTTATAACTCTACGTTTCATTCCTTGTTCATCGTGTTCTTTTTCGCAATATTGCTATTGCTACTCAAGTTACTTAACACTCCAAAGGCTTAAACTCCTCGGCAACGTCCGAGTACATAATATTAACTTAACTAACCTTAAATATCTTATACTTATCAGTATCTCTTAAATTTAATGATGCATTTAAATCTCTATCTAAAATACTACCACAATTAGTACAAATCCATTCTCTATCGCTCAATTTCAACAACCTATTTACATTTCCACAATCGTGACAGGTTTTAGAACTTGGATACCATCTATCTACAATTCTTATCTCAATATGATTCCATAATCCTTTATACTTAATCTGTCTTCCAAACTCATATAGACTTTGTTGCTGAATTGCTTTAGATAAATGTTTATTCTTCATCATTCCTTGAATGTTTAAATCCTCTAACGACACATAAGATGGTTTGGTTTTTACTATCTCAGTAGTCGTTTGTTGAGTGTAATTATCTCTAACACCATTAAGTTTATGTTGAACTGATTTTATCTTAAGTTCTAATTTGATGATATTCTTGGTTTTGATATACTTTAATCCATCACGATTATCTTCATATTTTCTAGAAACTTGTCTTTGAAATCTCTTCTTTTGTTTTTCTAATCGTCTCATCTTTTTAATCTTATTAATATTACCATAAGTTTTTCCATCTGAACATATTGCTAAATCTTTAATTCCTAAATCAATACCAATTCCTTTATTTAATGGTGTTTCAATGCTATTTGGATACTCTATCCCAACAGAAATCCACCAATTTAATCCGTCGAATGAGATCCTTGGATTAATGTACTTAACATCTTTACCAAAAGGAATTCTATTATGTTCAGCCAATCTTACCCAATTTAACTGTTGTTTGTTTCCTTTTTTACTTTTAGCAAGTCCTTCAAATTTAACATGAGTAGATGTAAATTGGATTTTTACATTATCTTGATAGAATTTAGGAGGAGATTTCTTTCGAGTTTTGAATTGAGGGAATTTTGCTTGACCTTTAAAGAACCTTTGATAAGCTGTGCAAGCGTCTTTAATAGCTTGTTTTGGTACATTATTAGAAATACTGTTCAACCAACCAAATTCATCTTTTTTCTTCAATTGAGTTAATTCTTTTCTGAGATCATTATCAGAAATAAATTTCCCACCATTAGCATAATTCTCTTTTTCTCTACCTAACGCCCAATTAAAGGCCCATCGAGCAGTTCCAGCATTTTGAAACATTAATGTATTTTGCTTATTGTTCGGTACAAGCATTATCTTAATTCCCTTGATCAATTTCCTCATCTCCTTCCTTAATTAAATCGTCAATCATTTTTCTAGTCCTATTAGCTCTTTTCCCTTGAAGTCTACAACTGAATACAGTAATGATTTGGATTAAATCTTCTACCAATTCTTCTTGTTGTGTCTTTTCTGTACTATCCAATATTTCAATTTCACAACCATTGAGATTTGCCATATATTCAATTAGTTCAAAGCCAAATCTAAGAAGTCTATCTTTGTACAAGATAATTATTTTATCTACTTCTTTATTATTGATTTTCTTTAATAATTCCCTTAAACCCTTTTTCTTGTAATTTATACCACTTCCAATGTCTGTGATAATTTCATATGGTTTGTTTAGAGATTCTAAATACTTTGTTAGGTTATCCACTTGTCTTTGTAAATCGTCTTTTTGTTTATTAGAAGAAACTCTACAATATCCAACTATAAGTTTAGGCTTCTCTAAATCATCTTCAATATTTAAAACCTCTTTTAATTGCTTATGAGAATAATATCTATAACCATTTGCTCCAGTATGATTAGGAGTTAGTTTACCACTTTTATCCCAATTTCTAAGAGTTTGTGGAGTTCTAGATATTAACTTTGAAAATTCATGTATGCTGTAATACTTCATTTGTATTTTCACCTCTTAATATATTATAGCATACATGAATTATAATGTAAAGTATAAATTTATAACTTCTTATAAGTTTTTAGTAACTGTTATGTGCCTCTTTTGAACAAATGTTTTTAAATTTAATGTAAACAGGATTAGAGGAGTTTTTATATAAGAATCTACTACATACCATTGATTGTACGCAATCGGAGTATTCACATAAGCAGAAATCGAACACTAATCAATCTTCCATCCTTTCGTTTTTAATTTCTGATGATTTATTACAGAACTCTGATACCTCTAATTTATCCATTACTTCCTTGCGATAATAACCAATTTTACCTGTATCTTGTTCAAAACAATGCATATAGTTAATTTTATCATGATAGTTTGATTCGTATTCTTCTTTGAAAATTTCTATCCACTTTGATCCGTCCATTGCGTCTTTTAGAATTTTTATGCTTAATCACTTCCTTTAAAATTTAACAATAAATACTTTTAATCCATCTTTTGTTGCTAGATTAATCATATGTTGAGTTCCTTTGCTAACTCCATTATGGTAAGCAATTAACACTCCTAATTCTGAATCTTGTTTTGCATATTTACTCATTTCAGAGTTTCTTAAATATCCTGCTTGTTTTCCAATATTCCAATCAGGAATAAATTGTTTTATTTCTAACCCATATTGTTTAGCAAATCTCTCACCAAGAATATCTGCCCCTCTAGCTCCACCAGAAACAATTTCAACAAATTCTCTTCCTGTATTAAATCCTTCTGACTTTAATTCTCTGAAGATATGAAGTGTTTCATTTTTAAGCAATTCATAATCATTGAATTCTCTAGATCCTGCTATAATAACTCTCATTTATATATCACATCCTCAGTTGTAGCAAGAATTTGATTAGTAGTGTTAATAAGATAATGTGATCAAATTCTTGCTAATAATTATGATATTTATTTTATGATTTGCGTTTGTAAATTATGATTATTTAACCAATCTTTTTATAGTATGTAGTTGTGTTGGTTAAATCACTTTTGCTGAACATGAAGTTTACTGTGTCTTGGGAATTGTATTCTTGGGAAGTGCAGGTAGTCCATTGACCGTCGATTCGATTGATGATTTTTGTGGGATTCATTTTTATTTTCACCTCCTCTCTATGTTATTAGTATACTACTTTGTGAGTTGTATGTCAAGTAATTTTATTTATTGATTTATAAGTTTGTTTAGTCAGTAATTTCAACCCGATACCCATACAAAGCTTTATATAGTTCTTCAGGAATATATTCTTTGTATCTATCTGCTATTTCTTTTATATGAGATTCCTTAAACTTCTTATATGCTAGATACGCATCTTCTGGATTATTATAACCACCTAACCATTTATTCTTTCTAGTTCCATTATCTGTAATATAAGAACATTGTGCTCTATATTCTTGATCTCTTTCGTGCCAGTATACTCCTATTGGTAAGTTTCCTCTAGATTTATCTGCTTTTACGAATAATGTGTTTATTGGTTGTGGAACAAATACGCAAACATCTGGATTATATGTTTTATTTCCTTTAAGTAGGATATCTTTATCTAATTCCATTCTTATATTTTGTGTTATGTAATAATTTTCTTCTGCCCATTTAGCAAAGTTTTGATAATTATACCATTCTTCATAAATTGTTACATCTGCATAAGTACGATGAAAGTTATTATTTTTTATGTTAACTCTTTCTATCATTGCTCGCCAATGATCATACCATATATCATCACAAGTATATTTCCCTTCACCTAAAAATCCAATACCATATAATGTTTTGCAGTAAGGCGATTTTATATTCCCTTTGTCAAAAGTGCTCCACGTAGTTACATCTTTATGACCATTGTCGAATTGTATATGTACATTACTACTATTTATATAATTTATTACTTTAATTTTACTTCCATAACTATTACTTCTTACTTCGCCTATTCTTTTTGAATAATCAACATGATCCACTGCTCCTAATTGAAAGTCTTTATACGCTACATTATTCCTAATATATCCACTTTCAAATTGGACATTCATATTAGTAGCACCTGTGTAATTAATTATTTTCATTTTATGTCCCTTATTGTTTATTCCTTCTTCTCCAACTCTATATGATTTTATTGTTATAACTTTCACTTCTCTTTCTATAATTTATTTTCAATTGTATTTATTTCATAATTCTCAAACATCTCACTCAGAAATGTATTTCTTGGTTTATTATTTTCATCATCTAAACAAACTTTAAACGCTCTAGGTTCACTAATGAGCATACATTTTTTTCTTGCTCTGGTAATTGCGGTATACAAGATTTTGCGATTTAGCATAATATAACTACTTGTATCGAAAACACAAATTACAGAATGGTACTGGCTTCCTTGTGATGCGTGTACACTTATACAATAACTAAGTTCAATTTGATCTAATTCGCTATTAGTATAAATAACTTCTCTTTTGCCATTTTCAAGAGTAAAACTTATAGTAAAACCATTTTTATCGATATCAGTTATATAACCTTCATCTCCATTAAAAACCATTTTATCTTTATCATAATTATTTTTCTTTTGCATAACTTTCGCACCAAGTTTAAAAATACATTGTTCTCCATCTTTCCATCTTGTTAAACTTTTTACCCCATAAGGAATCAATTTATCTTGTATGATCTTATTCAGTTCGGTAGCACTATTAATACATTTACGTTTTCTTGGTGTAATAATAACTGCCTCTTCTAAACCAACATCTTCTACCGATTTGAGATAAGCTTCAACCGCCATATCCCTCATTTTTTCTTTATCTGTCTCAAATCTGTAAAACATATCTTTTAATTCACCATGAACTATTTTCTTTTCTAATTTTTCTATTGGATTAATACCCACTCTTATTTTGTTAGCGTCCATTAATATTCCACTTTTTTCACCTTGTCTGTGAACTTTAGTAAATTTATTAATACACAATTTACTTTTCAAAATATCTCTCGTAAAATCACCTGAACCAATAGGTGGTAGTTGGGCAAAGTCAAATATTAATACTAATTTGCTATGTGGCCGTATTGCATTAATATAACTATTAATTAAAGACTTGTTAACTAAACTAACCTCGTCAAATACATTAACATGATACTTCATTGGGAAATCCTTTTTAAACGCAAATCCTCCTTTTCCACCATCTCCATTATTTCCACCAAAACCTAGCATTCTATGCATTGTCATCGCTTGTTGCCCAGACACTTCTTTCATTCGTTTAGCAGCTTTCGCAGATAATGCTGATTGACCAATCTTTACAACCGAATGATCACCAATTACAGATATATCTCCATACGAACCTTGACACAATTCATTACTAGTAGAAAATTCATCATTCCCCATTATATCTTCTGAATGTATTTGATTGTATTCACTACTTATAAATTCATCCTTAACTTTTGCCCTAGTAAGTAAATCAAAAATCCCCTTAATTGTCGTGCTTTTCCCTGCCCCACTTGGAGCTGTAACTATTATTACGTTATGTTCGTTGATACTTTTAATAGCTTCTTTCTGTTCCAAAGTAAACTCAAAACCCAATTCTTTTTCAGTTTGTTTTATAGATTCATCCATTTCGTCTTCTGTAAAAGGTTCTATCATACTTTCCAAACTATCTAACCAAAATAAACTTTCAACAATATTTTTAGCAGTATTGTAGTATTTTAATAGGCCAATCTTCTCATCGTAAATATAAAGCAACATTGGATCTTCAGTCTCTTGTTCAATAAAGTCTTTATAAATGTCAATACATTCTCTTAAATCCTTTCTCACATAACCAATCAAATCCCTTTTACTAATCCACGTATGACCTTCAGAACTTGCAATTTCTCTAAATATATAGAATAGAAATGCCTTTGTTCTTTGTAAACTTGATTTTAAATCAGGGTTTAATTTTAAGGCTAATTCATCTACTTTTTTAAACCCTAACCCATGAACAGATGTGAGTATATAGGGATTTTCCATTATTTTTTGTTTAAGTAATGATGGATTATCTTCAACCCCTAACATTTTTTTAATAGTATTAAATGTAACACCTAAAGGTCTTAATAAAACAACAATATCTTGAATAATATAATTCTCTAATATCTTATCTTTAATTGGTTGAAATGTTTTATCTCCAATTCCTTTAAATTTTGAAGTATCAATATGTTTCCCAGTCATTACATCTTCAATAATATTTGGATAAGATTCTAATATTATATCTGCTTGACGTTTAGTACATAAAACCTCTAGAAATTTTCTTTGTTCATTTGGTGTTTTTGGTTGCTCACTAAAGATACTTTCAATAAAATAATCATATTTTTTATATTTCTTATTATACTTAAGTTTAGCAATAACCTTATAATCTGTTTCACAATATAATTCTTGCATATTTCCACTTAAACATCCTAGATATTTAGATTTGTCTTTATATAAATAATCATTAGTATATGGCAATTTATCATCTGTAGTAAACTCATATATGCCATAACTTGTTTGTTGATTATAATATATAGAGTATGTGATAGTTGCTATAAATTCATAGGTTTTATCTAAGTCTGGTTTTTCTTCTAATTCTTTAGATGATTCTAATTCTATCATTCTTTAATTCCTTTCAGACAATTCTTTTTCTTCTAACCATTCATTAAATCCTTTCATTAATTTAACAAACAATTGCTCATTATTCTTTCTTCCAAAAATAGCTAAACTATTTCCTTTTTTAATCAAGTCTTGATATTTTTTATATTGAGAAGACCAACAAGTACATTCAATCATCCCAGATGGGGTATATAAATCAATGTAAACAAACGCATTACCATTCTTATCTTTTTTTCTTTTTATGTCTACTACAATACAAATTGTTGTTGCTTCAATTCCATTTTCAACATCCTCCCAAGGAGTAATATATTTACTTGCTTCTTTTAAAGGGTTTTTAGTCAAAAACATTGAAAGTGTTTCAAATTCCCACATATATTCATCTTTTAAATACTTATCAATAAAATCATTAATAAACTGCTCCTTTTTTGTTTTATGATTATTTTGCATTTCTATATCGAATTGTATTTTCTTTTTTCTATTGTAAATTCTTAACTTTTCATCTTTATCTTTTATGACACTTGAATCAATGCCCCATTTTTCTTTTAATTCTTTTTGTGTAGGTAAAGAAATTACATCTTTATATTCTCTAAAATTAAACGAAGAATCAAATAACTTTTCTGCATATTTGATCAAGAAATCTCTTTTATTTTTAGTTGGAAATGCTCCACTTTTAGCTAACGCTATTACATTTCCTTTATCAATCTTTCCATCATTTTTATTTCGATCATAAAAATCATCAAAGTTCTTATATGGTCTATTGTTAATAATTGTTTCGACAACAGAATCACCAAGTCCCTTAATTGCTTTTAATCCAAATAATATCTCATTTTTTGTAGGTATTGTACCAAATTCTTTACTAGAATAATTAACACTAGGAGGAGAAACTTTAATGTTTAATCTTTGGCATTCATTAATAAAAACCCCCAGTTTTGAGACATTATCACTTTTGGAAGATAAGCATGATGTCATAAAAGAAAGCGTATAGTGAGTTTTAAGATAAGCAGTAAGATAACTTAATAGACTGTAAGATATGGAATGCCCTCGATTAAAACAATATTCTGCTTGTTTCGACATTAAATTCCATATTTCTTGAATTTGATTTTCTGTCCAGTTTTTTTCTTTTAATCCTTCATAAAATTTTACATATAATTTTTGCATAGTTTCTTTTTCTTTATGTCCAATAGCCCTTCTTGCATTATCTACATCATTTTCTGGGAATCCTGCATATCTAAATATTTGTAAAGCTTGCTCTTGATATAATAGAACAAATTGTGTCTTTTCAAATATCTTCTTTAAGTCGTCGTGTAATATTTCTATTTTATCAGGATTTTTTTTATTAAAACAATAAACTGGGAAACTATCTTTTGTGCCTGGACGATTGGCTGCATTGACTACACAAATCCCTTCTACGTCCTCAATCTCAGCTTCAATGCACATTTTTTTTGCTTCAGAAGATTCACATTGAAATATGCCAACTGTGTTTCCAGTTTTATATATAGTATCAAATACTTTTTTGTCAGAAAGATTAAGATTGTTTATATCTACATCATCCCAAGTTAATCCTTCCATTTTTAAAGTATCATCAATAATATCAACTGTTTCAAGTCCAAGATAATCCATTTTAGTAAGTCCTAGATCATCCATTGCAGAATGCATTTCAAGTTGAATCATTTTATTCCCATCTGAGTCATAACATATTGGGCAATACTCTATAATAGGTTTTGGAGTTAATAGAGTACCAGCAGCGTGTCTTCCCATACTTTTTGGCAGTCCTTCAAGTTCCATAACATACTTAAACCACAATGGATATTGTTCGTAAATATCTTTTAAACGTTTTGTTTTAAATAATATATCTTTAAGTAGAAATTCTTTTTCTTCTTCCTCGCCTAAATCATTAATTGTTTTAATAGTTGGAATCATTTTTGCTATTTCGTCACGCATTTTATATGGGATTTTTTTATAATATTCTCCATTGATATCTTCGTCTAATACTTTTCCAATATCTTTGATCGCTACTTTTGTACTTAAACTATTAAATGTGGCAATTGGAGCAACATTATCTTTACCAAATAATTCTTCGGATATTTCTACAAATTCTTTTCTTCTACGCTTTGAAATATCCCAATCAAAATCCCCGACTGATTTCCTTCCTAAATTAGCAAATCGCGTAAAGTCTAAATCCCATTTAATACTATCAACTTGTGTTACTCCTAACATATAAAGACACAAACAATTAGCTCCAGATCCACGACTATATCCCCTTGGGATACCTCTCTTATTTGCTTCTTGTGCCAACATATAAAGCATAATAAAATAATCTGTATAGTTTAACGCGAATAATACTGGTAATTCAATTTCTATTCTTTCTTTCCTAATTTTCTGATCTTGTGTAGACATATTACTAAACTTTTTATCAAAATCTTTATATACTAGATATTTTAGATATTCTTCATTTGAATCAAATCCTTCTTGAATTCTAACTTGTGGCATGATAACACCTTTATTAAGTCCTATATCAATATTCTCAATCATATCAGCGATATTTACAGTTTGTTCAATACCTTTCTTTATGAATTCTTTATCAAATTGATTCTCTAAGATGTCATAAACGTCTTGCTCAGTTTGAAGATAGCAATCAACATAACTTTCTCCAACTTCTCTATCTTCGCTTATTTTTACAAAAACAGCATGTGAATTAATTTGATCTTTACTTATCATATGAGCATCAGTAGTAATTACGTAAGGTAAATTATATTCATTAATAAAGTCATAAATCTTTTTGTTTGCCTCTTTCTGAGAATCCGTACTGTGTGATTGTATCTCACAAAATACATTATCAAATATACTTTCTAAACTAGAATAATATTCATAAACAATTTTATTTTCCACTCCACTTGTCAACCATCTACTCACTCTTCCGACTTGACAAGCAGTTAGACATATAATTCCTTCCCCTAAATTATTCTCTTTTATGTAGTCAATTGATACTCTTGGTTTTTTATAGAAACCAAGAGTACAAGCATCAGACGTTATTTTAAACAAATTAATAAGACCTTGCTTTGTTTTTGCAAATAAAACCAAATGATATCTTTGTTGATGATATTCTTTTGTATCTTGTTTTTCAAACATATTATCAACTTCATACATTTCATTACCAATTAAAGGTTTTATATTGTTTTTATTACATGCTTTTACAAAATCAACAAATGAAGACATTTTCCCATGATTGGTTAACCCCAATGCTGTTTGATTATTTTTCTTAGTATGCTCAACCATTTGCTCAACAGTTTGGATAGCATCCAACAAAGACCCTTTTGCATCGTGCGTATGTAAATTTATAAACATATTTAACCTCCATTTATTTGTGTTTTAAGCATTAAGAATCTATCATATTTTCTTTGTAAAAATCTTTCCGTATCTTCGTACAAATACTTCATTATTTTGTATACTTGTTGATTACCACCATAATCAAGACTTTCAACAATATCATAACTATGCCTTTTATAAGTATTTGAAATTTTATATATTGTTTCATTATTATATAGATGTTCCATAATAAAACTTAGCATCAATTTTGTACTTGTAATTCTAAATTTAAAATCAAATCCACTATTTTTATCTTTTGACATTGAAATACTTCCATTGCCATCAAAATATCCTAATATAAAATATTTTTCATATTCTTTAGGTAAATTTTTAGGAGGTTCTTTTACTTGCGACTTATGTTCTACTAGTCCATGATTAACTAAATCACCATATATGGTTTTGCTATTTAAGATAAGTCTGACATATGGTGTTTCTGAATACCCCTTACCCTTACTAACTTTATAATGTTTTATTTCATGTGTTGATTGAATATCATTTTTGAATTTTAAAAGGTGTTCCTCGTCTTTTTCATGGATTGATAAACCAACAAGCCCACTATTATATCTTTCTTTATTCTTAGATATGTATCCATCAGCGTATAAAAATCCTAACCAATAGGCTTTGATTGGATCATTAATCACTTCAAAATAATTTTCATTAAAAGTATATTTTTTAGAGTTAATAGAATTGCTTCTTCTTTCAATATTGTTATCTTCTAAAGTTTTATATACCCTATAATTATTAATGTTTAATTCTTTTGCTATTTTTATAGCAGAACTACCTTCTATGTACGAAGATATTATTTCTTGCCTTAAAATATCTTCGTTATTATAAATATTCATCTATTCAATCACTTCCCATTCGTCAACAAATATTTGCCCAGTAAGTTTTCCATTATACTCATTAATACTTGCTCTACCAACAATATTTAATACCACTTCATCTTTCCAATCAACCATATTACTATACATTTCTTCATTGCTTTTAAATCTTATAAAATCAACTTCGTCCGTTTCTATTTTAATAGTATTTTTACCTTCACCTAATAATTTAATATCTTGTGCACGAACTTTAACATTATCGACATAAATTAATGGTTCTTGGATATTTGTACTATAGATATATTTTAAGTCGCAAATATCTTTTATAAACTCAAACGACATTTCTTCAAATGGAATTTTAAAGTCTACAAAATAAATCTTCTCAAAAGTCTCATCTTTAAAAAACTCATTAAGTTTATCATCAATTCCTTCTAAACATTTTTCTTTAATTTGTATTCCTGCTGCGTCTTGATGTCCTGCTACAAAAACAAATAAATTAGTTTTTTGCAACTTATCTTTAAAATCTCCTGTATTTGATCTCATACTACCTTTAATTTCGTTCTTTTCATTAATAGAATAGACAATTGTTGGTTTGCTATATTTACCCAATAAAGCATTTGCTAAAAGCCCAGACATACCTTCAGATTCTTCTTTATTAACTTTTACACATATAATTTTATTATCTAGATTAATCTGATCTTCGACAGGTTTAATTAATTTATCCGACAATCTTTTTCTTTTACCATTATAACTAACACACATTCTAGCAGATTGTTGATGTATTGACTCTTCAATTTCTTCTCCTTTTTTACTACCCCTAGTAGGTTTATATATGTACATCTTATCTGTATCTATATTTGCAAAAGATTTAAACATTAAGTCTTTATCTTCTATTTTCCCTAACCTATAAACTGAATTAATTAAAGGTGCAATGTAAAACGCTATAGCAATTGGATTTATTTCTCCTTTTAGAGAAAAATCTTGTGCTTCTATTAATGCTTTTAGAGCAGGACTTTTAATATTACTTAATCCTTTGCGAACATAATATTGCACTTCTAAATCTTTGGTATTCATATAATCTGCGATTAATCCAACTGCTACTAAATCTAAATATTTATCAGCTTTATCTTCCCACAATTCTTCATCTAGTGCTTTACAAAATTTATGCACCATTCCAACCCCTGATAAATTAGTAGAAATCTTAGATAGTTGATTATTAACAACAATGGCATTTGTACTATAATCTTTTACGCTATGGTGGTCAAGAATTATAATATCAATTCCCATATCTTTTACAATTTTATGTTCTTTAAATTGTTCGCTTGAAGCGTCTGGAAGAATTAATAGTTGAATTGTTGGTAGTGTATCTTTCAAATCATCCAACATAATACCATGTGTTTTTTTGATGTGGTTTTGGAAAAATAGATTAGCATTTGGATAGACCTCTTTTATGTAATTATAGAGTAATGTAGAAGATGTAAGGCCGTCACAATCGGCATCACAAATAATCAATATATTAGACTCTTTTTCTAAATGCTCCAACAAACACTTAACTGCAATATCCATATTCTTAAAATCTAATGGATTAGTAACAACACTGTCATTAATATCTAGGAATTTTTCAATATCTTTTATTTCTCTATTATGAAGTATTTCGTATAATAAATTTGTAGCATTGTAATTGTTTTCTCCAATAATTTTATATTTCATTTATATTTAATTCCTCTCATTATTCGTTTATTTTCATATAATTTTTTAAACTTAATCTTATCATCAGTAGGACTTTCCTTTTCTCCCAATATCCCATATTCGTCAACTAAACAATAAATAGTTTGATTACCTAAAAATTTGTTACATTCTTTGTCATAATATTCTTTATTAAATTTTCCATCTTTAAACATTACGTCCTTATCATATGCTAAAACAATATCTACTCCTAAGTGTGTTAATTTCTTTACTTGGTATTTTGATAATGTATGAGCACCAATACTTACAGCATTTCTTATCCCGTATGACCATAATTGAGCAGTCGCTTTTTCTGCCTCCGTAATAATAACGTAACCTTCTCTTTTTATATACGGCATAGTTTTATTTAAACCATACAATATTTTAGACTTAGCACATGGAACTAAATAAAAATACTTACTTTCCCATTGTTCTAATTCTTCTTGTGTTTTATAAAGTCTAGCTTTTATTCCAACTAGCGTATTTAATTCATCTCTAATTGGTACAGTAATAGAATGTGTTTCTAAATCATAACCAAAACCAAAATCTATTTGTGTTTGCAAGTCTATATTATCTTGTAAGAATAATTTATTAGCATAATTGCCATAATATTGCAAAATATCTTCATCTATCGGTTTTAAGTTTATTATTTCATCTTCTTCACTTTTATTCGTACCATTTTTTTGCTCATAGATATAATCGAGAAATTTTAGCATTTCTGTTTTACTTGTTGGTTCCTCATAATAATTATATGAACAAGTGTCACATATCCATTTTATACTTTGAGAAAAATATAATTTCTTTATAAAAGATGTAAGTGAAATAATATTTGTATAACCATATTTGTCTGAGATATCTCTAGTATAAGCATTCACCCAAAGATTGTCTTTATAAATTACAACATGTTTGGCATCGCCATCTGGAAATCCACAAGTAAAATATTCTCCTTTATCTTCTATATGATGCATATCTAAATTTTTAAGTATCTTTTCTATATCATTATTTTCTATAATTTTTGCAAATAATTCTTTTACCTCCATAAAGTTTTATGCTCCTAACCTTTGTTTAGGTTTTGAATCACTATTCCTATTCCCCTTCTTTACTAATAATCCAACCTCAATCCATGTATTTCTGTCTAAATCAACTTCACATACTGTAACCTTACCTTTACCACCAGTCCTACTTTTAGCAAATCTATGACCATAATATATTTTTGTGATATCTAGTGGTACTTCTCCACCCCAGTCATCAATAATAGAATATTTGTCATAATCATCTCTAAATAATCTCTTACCTAAAACAAGATAATCCAATACGTGGAATATTTGTTTACAGTTTGCTAAGTTCATGCTATTTAAATCAAACACTTCTAAGTATACCGAGTCATCTGTGAGTTGAAAATTGGCATATATTCCTATCATTAACTCTTTAGCTAATTCTTCCAATCTAGTTGCTGTTTGTTTTATAGTTTCCCACGCATCTGTTCTATATCCTTTTAAAGTATCATACATCACGTACTCAACATTTTTTGACAAGACATGCTTTCGTATTTCCATTTCTATATCATAATCGGCATATTCTCTCATCTCTTTAAAATATATCTTAGTATTTTGTTCTATCCATTCTCCAACTATTAATGTGTTTCTATATTCTGTTGATTCATCATATAGTTTTTGTTCATATTCTTCGTCAGTTAATATAGGGTCTTCATTTTCATCCAATTCTCTAACAATAAATTTACCAGTAATGTCACTTTTGTATCTTCCAAGTACAATTTCTTCCTCAGTCTTATTTAAATCAAAATCAAAATGTAGTTTATGTATTGGATCATTAATAACTGTAACAATTTTACAAGCTTCAATATCCTCTTCTGACATTTCATTAGTCATAATAAGTACAGCTTTTTTCTCGACTAAAGATATATGTGTAGCAAGGGCAACCATTTTTCTTGATTTACCTTCATTAGACAACATCCCCTCAACAATTAATTTCCCTTTGCGGAAACCTCTAAAAAATAAATTCCAGCAATTCCAAGGGAATGTAATTCCAAAACTAGGTTTCTTAATCCATTCTTTAATTCTTTTTACGGATTTTTTGCCCAATACAACACTTTCTTCACCTCCACTAATTATAGTATTAATAGTATCCGCTTTTGCTTTAATCATTTTATAAATATCATTAGCAGAAAACTTTTCAAAATTCTTATGTTCGAGTATTTTCTGAACAGGATAACCACTTCTCTCGTACTCCCTCACTAAAGAGAATTTCTTAACTATATTAAAATAGTTTTTAAAATCATCAACAGTTGAAAGTTCTTTCATTTTTTCTATTGTTTTATAACCACCATAATTTTTGTATTCGGCGTTTCTTTTCTTATCTTGTGACATATAAATATTAATATTATTTTCTGTAAACTCCTGTGAGAATGTTTGAAACATAATATCAAAACTATCATAGAAAAATTTGCAAGAACTATCATAAAAATCATATTTAGGACGCATTATATGTCCATATTCAACATAAATATCAGGATTTTTATATAGAGAACCAACTAATAAAGTTTCTGCCTGAACATTATAATTTTTTACTTCTTCCAATAAATATAACACCAACTCTCTTTAAAAAACCTCATCTAAAATATCAGCAATATTTATCTCTTCATTTTCCTTTTGATTGTTCCGTTGTAATGATGTGATTGTATTAATATTTATATCATTTTTTAATACTAAATCATTTTTAATTTCCGTTTTTACTATATCTTCTGTTTTTTGTTTTTGTTTCCATTTTAAATATTCATCATAATTATTGATTACAATTGCTAAATCATAATCAATTCTTCTAATAACATCTATTTTTTTACCTTTCCTTTCATTATTATTATTTACTTTGTCAAGATAGGTTTTCATTTTTTTAAAAATTTGTAATAAATCATAATATGAGATTGGAGCATTTATACGCATACTAAATGTTCCATCATTGATCTGTTTAGTTTTCTGGAAAAACAATGCTGGCAGTACAGTTAAATTATAATTATCATATATCCAATATGTAAGCCTATCTCTATCTATCAAACTATTTACATAATCTGATTTTGTAGTTTTAATAACCATTTCATTAGCTAATTTTATTGCATTATCTAGTGTTAAACATTTTTTATCTGTTTGAAATTTAATAAAACAATCATAATGATAATAAGATTGTTGATAAAATATGAATTTATCTACTTCTAAATTAATTGTTTTAGTTTTTGGTTTATCACACACTTTACATTTTCTTAATATCTCTTTCAAATATTTTCACTCCAATATTCTGCTCAAATGAGGAATGATAAAAAACCATTCCTCATTTTTACTATTCTTACTTTTGCTATTAATTCTTTGCCATAATATCATATATTTTTTGAAGTGTCTCAATTGACAAATCTGGCGTAAATTGAATTGGTAAACCTTCATTTTCTAATAACGGTTTCATCGCTTTACGTTTTGTGGGAGGCATAGATTCTTTAAGTTTCTCAATAGTTTTAATTAAAGACTCTACTGTAACATTAGCATTATCAGTTGTTGTAGTATTTTGATTTGTATTATTAGGAACATCAGCATATCCTGCAATTTCTTTATAAGTTTCTTCATTTTTCTTAACAGTATCACTAACTTTCCCTTGAGACATTCCTACATTTTTACCCCTATTTTTATTACTATCAATGACATCTTGCCATAATGCTACTGATGGATTTTTAACAATCTCATTAGGTTTATATTTCCCTGTCCTATCCTTTTGTTCAATTACAGCATAAATTTCACCATCTGCATCCGTCATATTATGAATAACTGTAAATACTTCATATTGAATAAAATCCCATGACTCAGGAACTTCATAACCCATATATGTAAGAACCATTTCTCCTTTATTATTCTTAACCATTTCCTTCTTATCTTTTGCTCTACCAGTGATAGCAACATATTTATCAGTATTTGTAATAAGATTACGAACAAGCGACTTGCCACTTGATTTAATCTTATTATGATCTTTAAATTCAAGGCCAGCAGTACCTACCATTACTTCTTTTTCGTCAGAGGTTTTACCTTGTAATTCTGCTCTGATGGCTGCCCTTTTTTCAGAAAGATTAATTGCCGCATCTGAAACATTATCTGCAACAACAGTAATTCCGTCAATTACAATAGCGTCTGCAATAAATTGATTACCATCAGCATCTAATACAACTTCTTCTGTTTCAATACCATCTTCGTCTAAATGATATAATGGTTCATTATTAATAACTTTATCGCAATAATATCTAATCTCTGAAAGTGCAGATGTGTAAACTAGATAAATATTCTCAAGATTTACACCTTCTTCTTCTAACCTATCTAATCCAAAACCATCAATACTACCTGTCTCGCAGTCAATATACAGTACACGTAAAGGTTTACCTTCTTTATTCATTTTAGCAAAGTCTGCTACACAGTTACTTTTTCGGACACCATGCTTACCGTAAACAAAATATTTTAGACCTTTTTCCACATTACTTCCAGTTCTTGCTCTTGCCATATTATTAAATCCAACCCTTCTATTTTTATTTATTATTTTGTATGGGGTGGCGTTTTGAACCACCCATACTTTTGAACTATTGTTAATTAAGTGATTACCATTCCATTTCTGGGTCTTCAGATTCTCCTTTATTTCCTTCGTCACCATTCCAATTGTCATTACCAAACTCATCTTGAGCTTTAAATGCTTTAATAACAATATCTTCGGTATAAGTTTTTGTATCTATATCTTTTGTATCGATTCCAGTAATTTCAAATTCAAATTTACGAGGACTACCAACTTGATTAAATGGATCTGCATCCCCACCCCAATCTTCTGGACTATTATTTTCAACCTCTTCTGCCATACGTTTATTATTTATTTTACCATGAATTGAAATTCTATTATATGGTTTTAAATGTTTTCTAAAATTTGATGCTAACGTTTTGTTTCTAATAACAAATTCAATATCTTCAAGTGTTTTATATGTAACAATTTTTGCCTTAATAATCCATCTTGGATCATCATTATCAGGTTTATTATTTTTTTGAGCTTGAACAATCTCCATAAATAAACACTTTTGTTTAAAATTACTTTCTTCCTTAAAATCTTCTTGCGCAAAGTCAACAACCGAATTGTAAATCTTTTTAATATTTAATCTTTTGAATCTACTTTTACCATTTTCTCCTTCCATTGAACTAAATTCTAATTCGCCAACTATTAATACAGGCATATCATCCTTCAATCTTTTAGAAAGAAGTTCAGCAGCATCATAATCCCACATACTTTTAGTAATGTTTTTATTTTTATCATCTTTGTCTAGGCCGATAATTACACCAATAGGTTCAAATCCCTCTTCTTTAAAATTTATACGTTGCCCCCAAGATATTTTCTTACTAATTCCTTGTTCTCCTTTTGTCTCAGATTTTTTATAAAACCATGCATCTTCTTTTTCTGAGTCTGAAATTTGAACATAAACTTCATTATCTTCTGATGTTTTTACACCAAAATTAACCGTATTTCTCTCAAAACCATTTTTTTGTGGTTTTTGTTTAAAGAAATTCTCACCTTTTTTTGTGCCAGTTACTAAACCTCTAGCTTTAAATTGTCCCTCTGTGAGTGGTAGTCCATGTTCACCAGTTTTAACTTTTGCCATATTATGTATTCCTTCTTTCAATATTTTTATTTTATTATTTAATGCACATGATCTTTTAAAATATAATTGAAAGAAGGAGGTGGTTTGCTTCTACAGATAGGAACTTGGCCCCATGCTTTTGTTTTAATAAGCATCTTTCCTTTCTATTATTATTTTATCTCACAACCTTAACATCAAAATTAAACTCTAAACATTTTCTACTGGCTAAATAATCACACCAATGTACAAAATGTTGTATTTTATTTTTTGGCGTAGGTAAGATTTTTTGTTTTGTTTTATAATCAAATGCAAATTGACCCATATGTGACTCAATATTGCCAATAATCATATTTAGCGTTTCTTCATCAATACAACTATTAATGTCTGTGTTAGTTCTAAGCATATTAGTAACAATTAAAGGATGCTCAGTAACAGTGTGAGAACTATTATTTATACCCGATTTAAATCCATCGTGTAATATCAGTGATGAAACAATCATGTCTTTATCATCTTCTGTATACTTAAAAATATCTAATCTAAACATTTCTACTGCAATTCTTACTGCCGATTTGGTATGCCTCACTAAACCTCCCTCTCCTAAAGCATATTGTGGATGATATTTACCAGACGAACTGGCAGGAATTGAGAAGAAATACTCTGGTAAGTTATTTAATGCTTTTTCTGTGAATTCTTTGATCTTAGGATTTAATATGTATGATAGTTCTGTTTTGAATATATCTAATCTATCCACTCGCTACTCCTTTCATTAACCCACTTAATAAGTATACCACACAACTAAAACAACGTCAAGTATTTTATTTCTTACTTCTAACAAAACAAAACCACTTAAAATTCCACTTCAATTCATTTTCTTAATGCAATCCATTTTTCCTAAGAGCATCATTAAGTTGCTTTAAGAAATATGTCGGATCATCATTCGCATCAACAGTAATATTAATTGTGATATTATTTACTACATTCTTTAACTCATTATCAGATTTATCATTCTCTACCTCATTCTCTTTCTTAACCTCCTCTACCCAATCCCATTCTTCCGGTTCATTCTCATCTAAAACATCACACACAACTCTCACACAACTATCTAGTTGCTTAATTGCTACGATGTCGTAATCGTCACCTTCGCTTGACAATTCTTCATCATAATCATTTATTGATATACAATAAGAACTATACCCTAATTGAATATCTTCTTTATTGCAGAACATTTTTCCATTCTCAATATCATCTAACAAAGCACACAAATCTCCGTCACGCATTTTGAAAAGCATTGAGCTATTTAATTGTGATTTTTTCATTTTAATATTCCCACTTTCATTTAATTATTATTTTTATTTATTTACACTATTGTATCAATACTGCCGTAATATTCTTTGCATCATACAAGTCATCAATCTCTACCCAATCAATATCTTCTCCATAATAAGGTGCTTTACCATCTTCAAATTCTTCATCTGTTACTAATACTCTAGATGTTTGCTCTGATTGTTGTCCATGGTCTGCTTCTATGTAAATAATTGCGTTGTCTGGAATATTGGATAATAATTGTTTAAGTTCTAATGTATTCATATTTCCTAACTCCTCTCTACTACTTGAAACAAAACACCATTGTCTCTTTTTGGTAATCTGAACTTATCTAAGGTATGTAAATTCTCTTGAATATAATAATACTCACTATCTTCTGCAAGAATAACTCTGAATGAATCCTTATCAAATGTGTAAAAATCTTTAAGGAATTTTACTTTTCTCATAATCCACCTCCTTTTGATAAAGTTTATAACTTATTGCATTAAACAAACGCTACAGGAGCATCCCATACAATCTCCTTCAAACCCCATTGCTTCACATTTATCAGCGTCTTTATTCATTTCCTCAGTCATTTGTTTTACAATATATCCATTTTCATGTAATAGTTTAATTGCTTCTTTAATCTTATTTTCCATAGTTTTTCACCTCCTCAATTAAAATAACTGTTTTAAATTATTTTATCAAAGATTCAATAGTTCTCTCTAATCCTAATTCTTGTCTACAATAATGTAAGAAATCTTTACTATTCATTAAACTTTGAAGTTCATTTAATGAGTAATTTTTGGTAGATGAATAACATACTACTTCTTTTGTAACATTTCTCCCTTCTGATTGCCAAAGACTTAATTCGCAATTATCAACCGCATATCTACTATTAAATAATTCGATTGCTTCTTCTTTAGATTCTGCGAATATTGGAGTAACCCATCTATATGAATGATCTTTTTCTTTGAATCTATATTTAAAGAAATATAATTTATACAGGTCATATGTAAACTTAACTGCAATAGTATAGACTTTTCCCATAATTCACCTCCTAATCCCATCAATCTAAACTTTTATAGATTAGTGTATTTCAGTTCCAAATTCACAAACACATTCATATTCGCCTTGTGTTGTATTGTCAATATGTATTGGTGCTAATGCATTCTCAAGATTATAAATATCTCCATCCTTAACTTCTTTTCCATTGACTGTCTTTAAAGGAAATTTATCAACTGCATACTTTAAATATAATGCTTTTCCAACTTTACCATAGTTATCTTTATTCAAATTTTCACCATCTTTCTAATCTATTCCTTAACAATCTCAACCTCGTCTTCATACATCCATATCCATTCATCTGTGCTATTCTTAGCAAATATATCATTATCATCCCATAATGTTTGAGACTCTTCTTCGCCTTTTAAAACGTTGGCTCATTTTACCTTTTCTTCTGATGACATATCTTTAAAATATTTTGCTTCTACTAATGATTCGACAGGGATATCTTCAATGAAATCATTGGTTAGTATTTTAACTTTCATTTTCTCACCTCGTTTCTATGTAATTTCTTTACTAAATAATTATATCATTTCACCAACCATATGTCAACATATTTTATTTTTATATTTATAAAATTTCCTCGAAAGTAATTTTCCTTACATATTCTTTAATAATCTTAACACTGATTTCAACTTTATGAATTACAAAATCTTCAGGTGAGTCCATATGCCTAAATTCATCAATCGCCTCTTCTTTAGTATTATATACCTCAACTTCCTTGAAATCATTTACTTCATATTGATTGTTATCTATGTATTTTTTACTAGACTTATTGAACACGGCATATCCCTCTTGTGTATTAATCATATTTAAATTCTCCTTTACATTTTCTTCTCCAATAATCTCAACTGTTGCATTCTTCATCTCTACAGTTATTATATTTTCTTTAATAAGCGATTCCGCTATTTTTTCTCTAAATACACTCTTTTCTAATTCAAGACAATCATCATATTCACAAGCATATTGATTATCTTGAATTTTATACCAAATTTCTATATATCATTTGTTATCAAACCCATCTTGTTGATAATTTTTGAAAGTAAATTTTAATTTATTTCCTTCTTCTATTAATTTAAAATAATCCATAATTTACTCCTCCTTTGTTAAGCATATGAAAATATCCTTTTATTGGATTATTTGATTTTAGAAACCCTTATGTAGCAAGGGTTACAGGGTTTTACTTTTATGGTTTTGCTATAATTTAACTCAATAATTCCCCACAATCTTTACATGCAATCCAACCATAAGGATGAGTTGATTCGGTATGTAAATGACGACAGCCAGTACCCTCTTTTCTACATTCACATTTATCAGATAATTGTTTAACCTTATCAAGAAACCATTTTTGAAAATCTACTGCATTGCCTTCAAAATTCATGTCTGAACTGATTCCTTTTCCGCAATACATACAATCATAAATAACTGCCATTATTTAATTCACTTCCTTTTCATTATTTATCCATGAGTGGTGGACTTTCTGATGTATTTTATGTAATTATGTCCACCACACAGATATCCTATTACTTTTTAGATTTAACACCAGAAGATAATTTATTCAATTTCTCTTCTAATTTCTTAGCATCATTTAATACTAAACTCATAGATTGCTCATCTGAAAATCCTACATTAACATAAGCATCATATTGATTCTTTTTAGCAATTGCAGTAGTGCTAAAATATTCAATATTATTCGCATAATCTTTATAGATATTGAATAATTCTTCTGCAACGCCATATAATAATGGTTTATATTGATCTACCAATTCACTTACCATTGGTTTAGCTAATTTAGGATTTGACATTACCATCTCAATTAATTTATTAAACATTATTTATTACCTCTTTCTTTTTTTAATTTATTATTATTTTCCTGATCCATCTGTAATTGGCAATTGAATCATTTGATTTCCACCCACAACTTGAGGATATGCTCCATTCCATTTCAATACAGATTGATATTTAACAAGTGTATCAGTTAAAGATGCTTGTAATAGATTATTAGCTTCTGCTTCACCTTTTGCCTTAATAACTGCTGCATCTGCTACCCCTTGAGCATCTACTCTTGCTTTATTTGCGGTAACTGTGGATTGTGATAGTTCAATTTCCATTTGTTGAAGTTTTTGTTGTGCGTCAACTTTTGCCTGAATTGCTTTCATAGTATCAGCGTCAGGACGAATTTCTCCAAAACTAAATGTTTCAACTTCTAATCCAAATGGAGTTAATTCTTTGATTAATATATCATGAATTTTATTTTGAATTTCTGAGCGTTTATTACCATATAAATCAAGAACACTATAACTAGATGTAACAGATTGTGACGCTGTTTTGACTTGTTGTTTTAAATATCCAGATTGAATGGATTCAATATCTGCACCTTTGAAGCGATTAAAAATAGCAGGTAATTTTTCTACATTCACATGATATGTAAAATAAGCGTCTACGTTTACAGGTTTTCCTTCCATAGTAGAAGTATTATATGAATCATCATTGGGTGAACCCTCAGTTGCACCTTTGGTTAACCATACGGTTTCTGTAGAAATTGGATATTCTCTAATGCTTTTCCAAGGAGCTACAATATGCCATCCTTGACTCAAAGTAATTTCTTCTAGTCCACCAGATACATTATAAACAATTCCTGCATGACCAGGATTAATTTTTGTAGTAGATGCCCCAAATCCTGCAAGCAAAACAACTGCCGATACTCCGGTAGCAATCAAACCTTTAGTGAATTTATTCATTTTAAAATTACTCATATCAATATTAATATTATTTCTCATTATTTTTAATCTCCTCTTTAATTTTATTTTCTACTTCTTCAATTTT